CACGGTACAAGATGAGGCCGCGCTTGGTCTTGCCATCAGGATCGCGCGAGAAATTGCAAGAATCGAGTTCAGTGGTGATGTGCGTCACGCCCGCAATGGAAAGCGGCTGGCGGCGCATCCGGCCATCGACAGCATCGACCACCGTCTTCAGATCGAGCATGGATGCGGCACGATCCCATACGTCAATCTGAACGATGGCCGATCCGCCAAGATCATCCTTGCTGTCGAACGGATTGATCGTGTCAGCCCCGATGGTGATGAACGGGAAGGCCGATTCCAACTCACTGTCAGCCGCCTGTGGCACGTCCGAGAAGATGGCGACAAGTGGGCTGTATGATGTCGATAGCAAGCTGGTCACGGCGCTGTCGTTAAGCCTGTTATAGACTGCCGTCTGGAGATCATCTGATTTCATTTCGTTGTCTTCTCCGCGCGTGCCTTGGCCTTGGCGATTGCAATTTCGACCCGTTTCAGCATCTTTGGAATCGCCCGTTCGACGGCTGGAATCCAAGAAGGACGCTTGCCCATTCTGAAGGTGCCGAACTCAAGATAATAGGCATAGTCAAGACGGCTTCCGATGGCCTTGGCATATTTGCCACGGCTCTCGTTGTAGATCGAACTGACTAGCGCGCCGGTATCGGTAGCCGGTGCTTCGCCTTCTTTAGATGCCTGATGCTTGATGTCGTTGTTTTTGCCTCTGGTGTATATGATGCCAGTCTTAGGAGGCCCCTGTATGGCCTTGCGGACGTCCGTGACGGCTTCCAAGGCGGTGGCATCGACAATGATGGCCATAGAGTTGCCAAGGTCTTTCCCATAGGCTTTCAAGGCCGCGTTGACCTCTTTCACACCCTTGATCTCGACCTTGACATCAGGATACGCCATCAGGCCGCGACTCCGCCATCAACGTCAATCTGAAGCCACTTGTTGGCGAACTCGATGTTATCGAGGAACCGAATGTTGTGGGTCTTGTTCCTGATCTGCACGCGGTCGGATTCCCGCAATGCGGAGGTGTAGCGCACCACAAGGCGCAACCGAACGGTTGCCTCGGTGCGGTCATGAGCAAATCGCTCCGATCCGCCAACCGGAGCCACATAGGCGCGGGTCGGTGCGCCGGAAACGGTGGCCCATGATTCCGTCTGGCCTCCTGCACCATCGCTAGTCAAGGTGCGGCGCTGGAACGTCACCGGCTCTTTCAGCTTGCCGGAATTCATGTCGCAACATTTCATCATCTGGCGTTAAACTCTATAATGTCCATGTTGACGGCAACATCGACGGTGCTGGCCGATACGTTGGCAAGGAAGCCGAAGTCGCACAGCGGCGGGAAGTAGAGCGGTGGATCGAACACAACATCGATTAGGCCGGAACTCTGTGGATACTCGGTGACGAGCAGCAGCGAGGTATATGGTGCCGCCGTCTCAAGGATGTTCTCGCGTTTGTACAGGACGATGTTCGCCTTCTTGTCGGCATCGCTTGAGATGGTCACGTTGCGAAGTGCGGCACTTCTGTCACGCGGCGTTGTATAAACCGCCATCTCAGTCTTGCCACGGCCTAGTGTGCCATCCGCAATGGTTGCCCAATCCTGGCTGCCTGTAGACCTCTCAATCACGATTGTAGAGGCATGTGATCCGGCGGATTGGGTCGCATAGGTGCCAGACTTCGAGACATAGGCATCGAGCAGCCGGATGAATGATGTGGTCGTTGCCGCACTGGCCGAAGCCCCAGCCGTAGCAAGCGCCTCGACTTGCTGGTTGCCATTGGCATCGATCCCTACGAGCGTGACCTCTCTGCTACCGGAACCGTTGGCCGTGTCGTTTGCATTGCCTCCAGCCTTGATGCGGAGATTAACCGCCGCATTTGCTTGTGGCGTGCGATAGAAGCCAGAGCGAGATACAGGCACGAAGCTGGAACCAACAGATGTATTCCGTCCAAACTTGTTGAATGACCGACAACCCGAAGCCAGTCCGCGCGCAATGTCGAGACTGCTGGGATAGGTCATATCTTCATGGCCTTATATTGAGCCATGATTACTGAAGCGCCGGATGCGTCATAGGCATCACTTGCATCGCAGTCATCGCCACGGTTGCTATAGAGGAAAGCCGCAAGCTGCTTGACGGCACGCTTCATTGGAGACGGGACTGCCGCTGCATTGGCGAATCCAGACACATAGATGATCTGGATGGCGTTATTGGCGCGTAGAGCAACGGGCCAAGTCTGGCCCCGCTTGAGTGTGAGGCGTCCGGGCGTCTGGTAGATGTCAATATCGAAGACATTGGCAACCGTGACAGATGTGGAATTGCTGTTCTCGTCAAAAGTTGTGATCGAGGTGATCGAAGCAAGCGGCCATCGCGGGATCACAAGGCTTTGAATGGTGCTGGTGCGCGCGAGTTCTGTGATCGACATCTCTCGCACGCCATCCCACCAGGCCTCGCCACCAGCGGGCCAGCGATCAAGCGAGAGCCGCCACGACTGCGTGATGAACGCAAGGCCGATCATGTTCTCGATCTCGGTCCTGGCATCCGTGATGAGCGCATTTGCTTCCGCATCGGGAAGTTCTGTGCTGTCAGTGCGGAGATGCGTGCGGAGTTCCGTAGCCGTCACCGGCTCGGATGCAGGGGCGGAAGTGAGAACCGAACCCCGGAACTGATAAAGCGGAACGGCGGCGCGAAGGCTCATTCAGATGCTTCCTTTCTCGGACGACCACGCGGGCGTTTGACTTCCAGCGGCTGCTCGATCTTGTTCTCGAGGGCAGACATGACGTTGACTTCGACGGCTGCGCCATCCGCCAGCGCAAGTTCTGCCACCTTGCCTTCAACGGTTTCGCCCGCATCATAGCGGATGATTGTGTGACCCTCCGGAGCGCAAGCCCAGGATCGTATGATGCGGGCTTTCATGCTTACGGCTCCTGTGGCGGAACAGGCGCAGGAGGCTGGATCGGCGTGATCGGCGGTACGTTGGCTGCGGCTTCTGCTGCGGCCTGCTGCTGGTCCCACTGGTAGGCTTGCTGGAGGATGCTGTTCATGACGCTCTCGGCGTAGGCAGTCACAGCCTCTTCCGGCGTGGCGGGGCGCGTCACCCAAGACTGCTGCTGAATGAACTCGGGCGGATCCAGCGGATCGGGCTGATCGGGCGACCATGCGGGGTTGGGAATGTCGGTGATGACGTTCTCGGTCACGCTGCCGTAGGGCGTTGCGGCCATGAGATAGGCCACGATGCGCTCGCTGTCGGCGTCCGACAGTTCCATCTGGACGGTCAGCGTCAGGGAGGGGCTGACAACCCCGTAATTCACAATTGCCATTATTCTGTCTCCTGCGTTTTGGCGTTGGCTTCGGCCACGGCGGCTTCCAGCTTGGCGAAGAGCGGCACTGCGGCCTTGGCTCCTTGGATGCCTGTCGCCTTGACTGCGGCGTCCAGCAGTGCGCCGAGGGCCTGTACTTCGTTTTGGTCTAGGGTGAGGGTGATCATGTTTTCTCCTGAATTAAACGACACACGGCACGCGGTATGCAGTTCCGGTGCTGTCGTAAAGGGTGAGGTATCCTGTCGGGACAATAACTGTTGCCGTGTAGGCGGTGTCGGTGGTCAGCTTGCCTTGGATGTTCGTAAAGGCGCTGTCATCGGCAAGTCGGGCCTGTAGCGTGGTGCTGGACCGCTTGAGGGCGGGGAAGGAGGAGGTGGTGCCCGCAAAGCGAACCATCATATCGGTGTTGGAGCCGCTGGCATAACGCAGGGTAAAGCCTGCCGTATCAGCGCCGATATATGATATGCTGCTTGAAGTAATTAATTGCATACTTGCCACATTAACGACGCCATTTGACGCATTTATGCCTATGCGTTCAGTTCCGGTGCCATCAACGAAGCTAGTCGCCCTAGCTGTGCCTGTTCCCGCCGTTTGAGGTCCAATGGTGAAAACATTTGCGGCCCAACGGATGCCGCCGAACTCCGAGTTCGTCCCGTCAGTCGTATTGTACACCCGGAACGCCTGCGCGTTCGCCCCGTTCCGCTGCGCGAGGGTGTTGGCGGCGTCGCGGTAGATGAACAAATCGGTTGCAACGTTGACGCCGTTAGAAAATCCAAAGTATTTCCCGTCAGTAGCAGTAATTCCCCCTGAAAGAAAATAAGCAACCCCTGTTCCACCCACTAGCAGCGTCATCTGACTGGCAGGGGTCGCCCCATACAAGTTGGTGGAAAAGTTAAAATTGGTCGTTGTGCTTTTGAGAGCGAACGACCTTTGGGCGCTCACACCGATTTCGAACACATCCGCCAGCGCATTCTGCGCCGTGCCAGACGAACCAGCCGGGGCGACTTGGAAGATGATGGAGCCGCCAGCGCCCGTGCCTGTGCCCTGAGAGCCAGTGATGGTGAGGTTCGCGCCAGCGATGTTGGTCGTGCCAGCAACAACGGACTGAACGGAAAGCGTCTGGGCTACGGGTGCGGCAGCGTCAGTATCGCCGAGGCGGAGGTTGGCGGCTCCACGGCGGGTGAGGATGGTGTCAGTCGTTCCGCTGGGGTCTCCGGTATTGGTAAACCCAAACCTAGCTGTGCTGGCTGTTTTGAGGCCGTTCGTGTCAAAAACGTTTACGAGAGTGCCGTTGTTTGTGTAGACAAGTATTTGCGAACTTGAGAGGCCAAACCCGTTCGCTGTACTTGCACCGTTGCCAAAGAAGTTAACGGCTAAAACAGTCCCTGACTTGCCGACCTTGAACTTACTCGCCCCACCCACCTGCAAGTCCATCAGCAGCGAAGCCGCATTCGACGGCCCGCTGTCGGTCACATCGTACTTGATGCCCGTGTAGGTGCCCGTGCCGCCCCACGTCTGCGACATGTTCAAGAGGGTGCCGTTCAGCGTGCCGCGCGTGAACAGGTTGTCCAGCGCAATCTTTCTGTCCAGCGGCGTGCCAGCAGGATCGTCCACGATGTAGAGAATATCATCACCGCTGGGCGTTGTTAGCGCCGTCAGGTCAGCAAGTTTGGTATCAGCCATGATTCAACCTCACGAGGAAGATGCGAGTTTAAGGAAGGAAGTGCCGTCAACGAGGAGCAGACCGTCCGTGCCGTTGGAAAGCAGGAGAACACTATTGGGTCCACCAGGAGTTGAGTCACCAACCCTCGGCCCAAACGGACTGCGAATGCCGTCAAGCGGGCTTACAAGCCTACGCATGGGACACGACTACCTGTGTCGCGTCCGTCGAGTAAGCCCATACGCGATCTCGATTGGCGAGCCCTGGGAACAGATCAGAGAGCGCAACATTGCGTTCGCCTTGCCCCGGATTGTAGCGAAGAGCGCCCGTGAACGTGGTCGGCGCGGTGCCGTCCGTGGTCGCCTTGATCATGCAATGATTGGAGCCGATGTTTTGAAACGTGATCGAGGTGATGTCAGCATCGGTAAGCTGGGTCCAAGTCGCGGCAGGGACCGTGATCGTTGTGTTCTGTGCCATTCTGGTCTCCGTTCATTTCGGATTGTGGGAAGGGCGGCTCACT